AACGGCGTTTTATCTTTACGATCCTACGCTGACACCATCATTTCAGACTATATCTCTTGATTTTGTTCCAGGATATCTAACATTCCATGATACTTATTTCATTTTACCTGCTGTAGGTACCAATAGTTGGCGCCTTTCAGAACCTAATGACGGTACGTCATTTCCCAATGACCAATTTAGTGTGGGTGCATTACAAACAAAACCAGACAACGTACAAGCCGTATTAAGATTCCCTTCAAAAGGCAATA